GACGCTTGGTGCCCAGCAGATCAAGTCACAATTTGCTTCCATCCGCATCAAGAAGCTCCAAGATGAGGTTGCGCGTTTCGCTAGCGACATCATGCGGATCAAGGGTGAGCTAATGGTTAAGCATTTCACGCCAGAGATGCTGGTGGCCAAGTCCAATGTCACCATGACTGGTGACGTGGAGTATGTACCTGCAGCTATCCAGATGTTGAAGAGCGATACAGGCTTCGAATGGCGTATCCAGGTCAACTCGGACACGATGTCACAGGCTGACTACGCCATGGAAAAGCAAGACCGCATTGACTTCATGACTGCCATCAGCAAGTTCTTCCAGCAGGTCGGTCCCATGCTCGAGGCATCACCAGATGCGGCTCCGGTTATGATCGGGTTGCTGAAGTGGACTGTTGCTGGTTTCCGCGGAGTTCGTGACATTGAGGGCATGCTCGACAAGGCACTTGATGGCATGTTGAAGCAGCCACCGCAAGACAAGCCTGATCCAGCGGCGCAGCAACAGCAGATGGAGCAGCAGAAGATGCAGCAACAAGCACAGTTGGACCAGCAGAAGGCGCAACAGGAGATGGCCCTCAAAGCGCAGCAGCAGCAACTGGATCAACAGAAGGCGCAGCAAGAGATGCAGGCTGAGCAAATGCGTCTTCGCATGGAGATCATGGCAGAACAGCAGCGTCTCCAGCTCGAACAGCAGAAACAAGCCGCTGAGTTGCAGTTTACCCGGCTTATGGAAGCGATCAAGTTGCATTCTGCGCAAGCTTTGGCAGACGTCAAACTTCAGGCAGCAGAAGCTACCGCTAAGGCCGCAGCGTCCGCCCCCGCTCAGAAGGCCTCGAAATGACAAGGTCGTCCTGGGTATTTGACAAAGAGCAAGGCAAGCTTGTTCCTAAGCACGAGTTCCATGCCAGGGAGGCCGAAAAGGCAGGTTACGTGGTGCTCCCCGACCTGCCTGACTTCGTGTCACCCATCGATGGGAAGCGTTACAGTGGCCGAGCAGGACTCCGCGAACATTGCAAAATCCACAATGTGGTTCCTAATGCGGACTTGCAAGGACTACCTACGTTGACCGCTGCTACGAACATGCGGCACCCCCAAGATGTCCGCGCTTCCAATGCTGAGCGTAAACAGCAAATCATCAATCTCGTCAACAAACACTATAGGTGACCTATGGCCGATGACCGCCGCGCTACCCTTGAAGCAGCTTTTGATGCCGTCGACGAAGGGTTGACGCCTACCCAAGCTGTCGAGAAGATCGCAGCTGCTGAACCTGTCCCGGAGTCTACGGCCAAGCCCGAAAAAACGGCCGATTCGAAGGCCGAAAATGATGTCGTAAAAGGAGCTACGCTCGACCGCGTCGAGGTGAAGGAGGGGGGCCCTGACGCACCTACACCGAACGGCCCGGACGCGGCCTCGGCCTCCAAAAACGACGGTTCCGTTACGATCCCAGAAGTTGAGAAGGCTCCGGCGTCTTGGAAACCCGCTGTGCGTGGTAAGTGGGCAGCCGTTGATCCTGAGGTACGGCAAGAAATCCTACGCCGGGACCGCGAAGCTGCCGTGGTTTTGAACGATACTGCCCAGGCACGGCAACTAGCGCAGGGTTTCCATCAAATGGTACAGCCATACATGGCCCGTATCCAGTCGATGAACGCGCATCCACTAGTGGCGGTAGGCGAACTGCTGAAGGCGGACCACATCCTGTCAACGGCCCCGCCCGCGCAGCGCGCCCAGTTCATGGCCAGGTTGATTTCTGACTATGGTGTGGACATACAAGCTCTGGACAATGCATTGGTAGGTAAGCCTGTTGCCGATCCAGTAGATGCTCGCGTAGAACAGTTGCTCCAGCAACGTCTCCAACCGTTCCAGCAGTTCCTTACTTCGCAGCAGGAGCGTGAACAGCAGTTCCTGCGTCAACAACAGGAGCAAGCAGTTACAACGGTAGAGCAAATGGCTGCAGATACTACGAAGTATCCGCACTTTGAGGCGGTGCGTGATCTCATGGCTGACGCTGTTGAAATATTTTCGAAGCGTGGCGTTAATTTGAGCCTTGAAGAGGCGTATAATAAAGCTGTTGCGATGGATCCGACCCTTAGCCAGGCGAACGCAGCGCGAATTGCCGCAGAAACGCAAGCACAGCAAGCAGCCAAGCTTAACGGCCAGGCTCAGCAAGCTCTTAAAGCGTCTTCTTCAGTTCGTGGCGCGCCTACAGGCCCAATTGGTGGAGCTCCGAAAGCAAGCGACCGGCGGGCAACGATAGCAGCGGCCTTTGAGGCAGCTTCAGGAAGGTAAACATGTTCTCACTTGTTCGCCGCATCCTGCAAGACGCGCGCTTCCCACTGTCCAAGGTAAGCCAGCTTCCGAATGTACCGGTGCCGACTGTACCAGTACCCACTCAAACTTCTGTGCCAACGCCTGTTCGGCCCAGTAACTAAGGATCCATCATGGCATTCCCTAATACGGCAGTCAGTGACGTCATCGCTACGACTATCCAGTCGCGCACCGGCATCATCGCCGACAACGTGACCAGCAACAACGCGCTTCTGATGAAGCTGAAGCAGCGCGGCAACATCAAGACGTTCAGTGGCGGCAATACGATTTTGCAAGAACTGTCGTTTGCTGCCAATGGCAATGCCGGCTGGTACGCCGGTTACGACCTGCTGCCGATCGCAGCGCAAGACGTCATCAGCGCGGCTGAGTACGTCATCAAGCAAGCGGCCTGCCCAGTGACCATCAGCGGTCTGGAACAGTTGCAGAATGCCGGCAAGGAACAGATCATCGACCTGCTCGACGGTCGTGTCCAGGTGGCCGAGGACTCGATGGCCAACTTGATCGCCACCGGTCTCTACAGCGACGGGACTGCTGCTTCCGGCAAGCAGATTGACGGTCTGCTGAAGCAAGTCGCCAAAGTTCCTACGAATGTGGTCGGCGGTATCGACAGCAACACCTGGACGTTCTGGAAGAACAAGGTCTTCGCGGCAGTCGCCACTGGTGGCGCGGCTACGACGGCAGCCAACATCCAGACCTACTTCAACCGTCTGTGGGCGTCGTTGGTTCGTGGTCGTGACCGCCCTGACCTGATCATGGTGGACAACGTGTACTGGGGCTTCTACATGGCCTCGCTGCAGGCCATCCAGCGTTTCACCGACAGTGGTACGGCCAACCTCGGCTTCGTCAGTGCCAAGTTCATGGACGCCGACGTGGTTCTCGATGGCGGCTTGATCACCACGGGCAACGTTGGCGTGCCGGCCAGTCAGGCATACTTCCTCAACACGAAGTACATGTTCTACCGGCCGCATGCGCAGCGTAACATGGTGCCGCTGTCGCCGGGACAACGCTACTCGGTGAACCAGGACGCAGCAGTCCAGATTCTGGCCTGGGCCGGCAACCTGACCATGAGCGGTCGACAGTTCCAGGGCACGATGTTCGAGGCCTGATCAGTCATGGGGGCGGCCTGGGGCAGCCGGATGGCTCAGAGCGGTTCGAGTCCGCCTGCGCCCCCACCCTTAACATAGGAGATACTCATGCCTGCAGGTCTTCCTGACGAAAGTGCCGTGAACAATGCGGCAAACCCCAACGCTGGTCGGTGCGTTTTGTTCTCCAACTTGTCTGGCCCGAAGGGTTCGCTCTTCGACAAGGACAACACGGGCAATGCGTCGACCGGTCAATTGTCCAATTGCATCGGGTTTGGCGCACCGCCGATCTTCGATGTGATCGTGCCCAACCAACAGTTCAACGATGACTACACCGTCGGCTTGACCAAGCCGGATCGCACCAGCTCGGCCAATTCCACGATCATGTTCATCGGTGGTGGCAAGTCCACGGCAGCAGCCCTCCCCACCGGTGCTGCCCCTGATGTGCCCTACACGGCCGGCTTCGCTGTTGGCAAGGCTGGCCAAGGCGGCTCGCGTGACGCGGGCGCTGGTCCGGCTTTCACCAGTTTCGCCGCCAAGACGGTGACGGCTGCGGCCACGATCGCCAATGGCGCAGTAGTCGAGGCTGGTTGGGTCAATCGCAGCGGTGTGTCCATCACCAATGGGCAGTCCATCTTCGGTTCGGCGTCGGCAGCATCAGCTGCACCGGCGTAAGGGGTCACGATGGCACTCACCTATACTAATACAGTCGGCAATGCTCGACTTGATGCTGTCCGCACTGCCCTTAACACAGGCGGTGGTGGTAAGCTAGTGATCATGACCTCCGCCCTTGTTACGTTGGTCACGATCAACCTAGAGGCTGTGATCGGCGCCGCTGCCGGTAAGGTGCTGACGTTGATCTCGACAGCCAAGAATGCCAACGCAGTCGCCGCGGGTTTGGCGGGCTCGGCTAAGCTGACCGACAACGCCGGCACCACGGTCTGCGACGGCATGACCGTTGCTACCAGTGGTGCCGACGTCAACCTCAACGACCTGAACATCACCAACGGTGCGCTGGTGACGATCAACAGTGGTACCTTGACTACGTTGTAAGGTATCCCTGTGGAGGTCACGGCCAACGGGTTCCCCAAGGCCGGGAACCACGCCCTAGTGAAAGGGCTTCAGCTGCTCGGAGTTAACTGCTCCGTGCAGCATATTCCTTTTGCAGACGGGGTTCCTGAAGATCGCCCCCATGTCTTCATCCGCCGAGACCCACGAAACATCGTCTGCTCCTGGCTTACCCACATGGGCAAGCCCGTCACACAGGGTATGTTCATCGCGCATCTGCACAAGTTCGAGGTCGCCCCCTTCGCGGAGGAGTTGACGGCATTCGCCGGCTGGCTCGATGATGCGCGGACGATACACGTTCGGTATGAAGACCTAGTCTACAACGCGCAGGGTCTTAAAGACTTGGCGGGCAAGTTGGGTGTTCCGTACCTAGACGATGCGTACCCCAACCTTCCGGGTATGACGGTATCCTGGCAGAAGAAGCACGCTAACTGGGCTGAGATTTGGGGTCCGCCTGTGGAGCATGCCTGGAACAGCATCGGCGGTCCCCGCCTCCTTGAGCGGTGGGGGTACTGATGGAGATTCTTGTCCGCATGGTCAATCGGTCTGACAAGACCGACGACTCCAAGTACGGGGATTGCATCGCTGCCCGCCCTGACGGGTTCCCCTGGACGCAGGCCGAGCGCACTAACCCGGCCTGGTCGTTGTTCCGCTCGAATCTCACACAGGCGGAGGTTGACGCATTGCTTCAGCCCCTGATCGATGCGGGCTCGCTCAAGCTCATCTACCGCCGCAAACTGACCGTCGATGTGAATGGTCTGGGTTTGGCACCCAACCCGACGTCTGGCGCCATACCCGACATTCCTGCCGAGGATATTCGCGCGGTGACGTCAGAGAAACCCCTGCCATGACCGTAGTCGTCAAGACCATCGGCACCGGCGGGGATTACTCGCTTCCGCAGACCTGGGAGGATGCGGCGCCTGCAGATTTGGTGGCTACGACCACCCTTTGGCAAGGGCAGCTGTTCAATCAGAATTTCTCGTTTCCGTCGACGGTAGCCCTGGTCATCTCAGGATCGACAAGCAGTAACCTGTATTACAAGCACCTCACGACGGCCCCTGGTGCTAGCTTTGCCGACAACGCAAACGCCGCCACCAATGCGCTGCGCTTCAACACCGCCAACGGGGCGGCCATAAGCGGAGGCGCAGGCTACTCCGTGGTCCTGACCATATCGGAGGACTTTACGAGGTTCGATAAGGTCCAACTTACCAGTACATCGAACGCAGGCAGCGCCACGCAGGCACTCGCAGTGGACGGTCGGATCGGAGTCAAGCTTTCTCAGTTGATCATCGAAAGCACGCGACCGGTCAATGGGGTATGTAACCTGAGTAGCCGAGCTGGGGATAACTCAAGTTCCATCATCAATTCGCTGCTGATCCATCGCGGGGCAACGACCCCCTTGCGACTTTTCAATTGCAGTGGCGGCTTTTCTGTGTACGACATCACCGCGGTCTCTGCCAACGTGCCGGCCACCGACGGGGTAGCTGCTCAGTACAACTCGCCGGTGTTCTCTGGCATTGCGCTGTTCAATGTGAACGCGTTCAAGTCAGGCAACGCAACGCCTACCTACACCGCATGCTTTACCAACGCGGCAAGCCCGCCTGCCGGGGTCACACCGGTACCCTACAACACCACCACCGGCAGCGGCTTTGTGAGCGTCACACCGGCGTCGATGGACCTGCGGACGGTGGTCACCTCTGCGATGGTCAATGCGGGCACGAATAATGGGGTTC